AACTACTACTAGCCCCTTTGAGTTGTGCTTGAGGGGCTTTTAGTTTGAAGGGACATTGAATATGGCACGTACCTCGAAAAAGAAGTTAATTGAAGAAGAAGCAGGCGGTGAGGTTGAAGAACTGACCCGCGAAGGTGATGGTGGAACATCTGCTACAATTACGGTAACTGTTCTTCCTCCACAAAAGAAAGTCTCGTTCTCAACCTGGGCCTCTATTGCCAATATACCCGAATCTCACAAAGCAGGTATGTTTGCTTTTGTAGCTCACCCTGAGATGAAGCGAACACTAAGTGCTTGGTACGCTGAGTTTTCTTCCTACTGATTGATAGCATCAAGGATTAACAAATGTCTAGAAGTGTAGTTTTTAATGGCATCACACGATACACCCCAGGTGGAATCGTAAAGGTAAACACAAACGGGCTTAACCAAGTCAGTTTCACTGCGCCTAGCGTTATTGCTCTGATTGGTGAGAGTGACGGCGGTGTTCCCGGTTCCCCGGACGGTCCTATTCGTCTAAGTGACCCTGCGAAGGCTGTGTCCTTGTTCCGTTCGGGTCCCCTTGTGGACGCCATCACTACCGCATTCCAGTCCTCGGGAGATTCTCGAATCCCAGGCGGTGCTTCTGAGGTTCTTATCTATAAGACCAACGCCTCCACACAGTCTAGTGTGCATGTTCCCGACACGAAGAACTCGCTCTCTAGAGATTTAGCGGCTGCTACAAGCACTACAACGGTAGTGAAGTTGACAACAGGTGGACTAACCACAGATCAGGTAGTGGACCGTTGGGTTTCGGTAGGTACTTTAGCCGACCCTACGCTGGCAACTTTGGTTGCTACTGGCGGCGATGTAACATCCGCCGTAGTGGCTACCTCTGCTGATTTATATGTTGGTAAGCTAGTTAAGTTTGGAGCAGCAACAACAACTGCACTTCTGCAGGATGAATATGCTCTTATTGTAGCTAATGACGGAACAAAGATCACATTTGATCACACACTTCCCGCTGCTGTAGCAAACACAGACACGTTTGATGTAGTTACTACAAGCCGTTCAAGAGTTGTATCTAACATAGCTACACAATTGACAGTGACTCCTGCTCTTCCTTCGGCTCCTGCCGCTGGAGACGGTGTGTACATTCACAACACACTGGCTGAGGTTACTACCAAGGACTACGGTCTTCACACAGCGGCTACTACACTAGATCTGGCTGTTAGTGGTTCCGCTTACCGAGTGACCACAGACCAAGCGGGCGATGTTCAACTATCTGAGAACATCGGTGGCAGCATCGTCTTCCAGATGGTGTACAAGGGTGGTACAAACGCTGTCTCTACTGACACTGTAAGTACAGGTACGGCTCCTACAGCTACCAGTCTTACACTCACCACAGGTGGACTAACTCCTGGAGCACATGATGGCGCTACTGTGGTTGTGACTAATCCTGCCACTGGCGTTAGTGAGCAGCTTAGAGTATCAGCTAACACTGCATCTCTTCTAACGTTAGAGTCCCCCGGACTCTCTAGCGATTTCCTAACGGAGGTTGCAGCCGCAACTACAGGCACAGTGCTTGTAGATATCAAGAATGTTACTAGCGCAGTCTCTTCAGTTACTGGATCTTCTGGATTAGCTACGAAGCTAACAACAACAGTGACTGGTGTAGCCGGTGATGATCTATCCCTTACGATTGGTGCTACAACGACACTTCAGCAACTTGCGGATGCAGCAAACGCAAACACAAACTACACTGCAGTTGTTCCTAGCGGCATCAACGGGTCTCTGCTTGCCTCTGAGCTAGACTTTGATGCTTTCCTTGCCATTAACATTCAAAAGGACATTGCAGTTAATGGCTCCACGGGCCTCAAGCGAGATCTCCAAGAGCTAGTCAACTGGTTCAACGCCAGTAGCGACTATGCCTCTGCAACTCGCTATGTCGCAGAAACCGGCGATGGTGGCTCCCTTGGTGACTCTGCTGTTACTGAGGCTACATTCAGCACTCCTCTGCAAATGACAGGGGGTACACGAGGTGCATCTACAAACTCCTCTTTTCAAAAGGGCTTTGATGCGCTACTTCTCAAGAATGATGCAGCCCTGGTTGTTCCTCTTATTGACCGCAACCTAGCCGATGAGGCCCTAGGCTCTACAGCTACATGGGCTTCTGTAGCGGCACAGCTTGCTGCACATGTAACAGCGGCTAGAGGTGTCGCAGGCACAGAGCGTGGAGGCTTCATTGGTTTCCGTGGAAAGAAAGCAGCTTATATTGCTGCATGTAACACGCTCAACGATTACGATGTACAGTGTGTGTCACAGTATCCTACGATCCTAGATGCTACGGGCACACTCACCAAGTTTGGTCCACGCATGCAGGCGGTCATGGGAGCCTCTATGAGGGCCGGTGTTCCGGAAGTTGGTGAGCCACTTACACACAAGTTCCTACGGGTCTCAGCGCTTACGCAGGACTCTTCATGGGACCCCACAGATGCAACAGACGCCTCAGACCTTATAAAGGCTGGTGCCCTGTTCGCTGAGGTAATCCCAGGCAAGGGGACCCGGTGGGTTCGAGACCTTACTACATGGGTCAAGAGTGATAACCTTGCGTGTGCCGAAGGCTCTGTCCGCAGCATTGTGAGGACCGTTGCTAAGGGTATGCGGGATAACTTAGACGAAGAGTTTACAGGACTCAAGGCTAAGCCTACTACTGTTGGTGCTGTACGAAACGCAATGGCTACACTCCTGAATCTGTATCGGGAGGACAATCTCATTGTAGACAGTACCGACCCAGCGACGGGCGAAACCGTGAGAGCTTGGCACGCACTGAAGGTGTTTACGGACGGTGATGTGTTACGAGTCAATGTGGAGGTCTTCCCGGTTCCCGGTATTAACTTTGAGCTTACTGAGATCTTTCTTCAGATGCCCACGCAGTCTGCCTAACTAGGAGAAACTGATGCCTATCTTATCAAGTGAAGTTGTAACATTTCTAGACAGAGTGAAGGATAGTCTTCGTTCGGGGTCTGATCAGGGAACAAGAGCTAGTTTAACGACTACTCAGTCGGGCTCCGATCTCATTATCCGAAGACGAGATCCTGGGGCCGAAGGTAACTCATGGACGGTAGAGTTTACTTTACCAGCAGGAACCTCTGCTCTTTCTGCAAGCGCTGTAGGTTCAGTGGTTACTGTGGCTTTGGACGTTACAGCGGGTGTAGCTACAGCAGGAGCTAATACACTAGAGCTTATTGCTAAAGAGATCAACTCAGCTATTCCAGAGCTTCATGCTTACGTTACAGGCCCTACAACTCCTGAAATCACAGCGGCTGTTGCAGCAGCAAGTCTTTCTGGGGGCGCTGATTCGAGCACTGTCTTTCAGGCGGCTCCATCCGCAGGCGGTTACCTACGAGCACAAGACTTAGCAAGCGTCCTTGAGTTATTCCAAGAAGCTGTTACTAGGACAACAAACCTAACAGCTACTGGCGGATCCACTACAACAGCAGTGGTTACTTTACTAGATCCAGGCACATATGAAGGTGAAACAGTAACCTTTGATGCAGCAACAACCACTGCAGCACTACAGGGACTATCTTTCGTAGTAGCAAGTAATGATGCAACAACATTCACTTTCTCTGAAACACTTCCTGCTGCTGTAGTCAATACAGACACATTCACTGTAAGCACTACCTTTCTAGATAGACATATCTCTGCACTACGAGGAGCCGCAGGTAGAGCAGGATTCAAGCCGGGAGACTCCTTTGGGGAGTGGAGAACATTCATTGATGCCTGTGAGACTACAATGAATCGTCTGATCGCATCGTCCTTAGGAAGTACTACAATCTCACATGCTAGTCTCGTTGTAGCAGACTCCCCTGCTGCCACTACTACTTTTGTTCCTCTATCACTTCCCATGAGAGCAGGCCAGTTTGATGGCTTAGGTCTCACTGTAGGCGGTTCTTCTTCTGTGATTGATTTTACAACAGAGGACGCTGTATACTTGAAGTATGCACTTAGTGGAGCACCTGCTGCTGCTGCTTCAGTAGCCATCACACAATCTGATGTTCTTCAAACACGACCAGCTGCTTTAGGCCATTTAGTTCATGTAGGTGGACACCCTGCAAGTGCGAGAGTTGTACACATCTTAGACCAAGTACAGATGTTTGTAGAGGACTTTGTACTACCAGCGTAATCTATCTTGTGGTCTGAGACGGTGGGAATTGTCGTCCCCTCCGAGACTCACCGTTCTCAGGCCAA